GCTATTAACTTACAATAAACAATATTCGTTAAGATTGACATTTTTACGCTTCCACGTAAATATAAAAGCCCCTCCCATCGATACGTTTTGCCATCCTTTGTATAAGTTTTGCCATTAACAAAATCCAACCATTTCTGAGGGGCATTAATTGATAATACCCCGTTAGAAATGTTTGAGTTTAATTGCGTAAAGTCAGCCAAACCTAATAACCTCTGTAAAAAATCAATTACATATATAGAAATATAATCATTCAATTTGTCCTCTGACTTATTATTGTCATCGTACAAACCTATGATTTCTAATTTGTTTCTGAAATATGTTTTATTGATTAAATACATTGTTTATTATTTAGTTGTCCAACTTCCTGTAATCGCTGTTCTATCGCCTGTTGTACCTACACAAACCAATCTTGTAAAAGGATAAACTTTTGTGCTTATTACCCATGTAGCAACCAACCCCGCTACAATTGTAACTTGGTTTTTGTCCGCTCCAGTATGTGAAGCGATAGGGCTTGCAGTTCCTAAACTACCATCTGCGAAATTAATTGATTGGTAGCTTACACCATCTAATGACCCTTGTAAAACAATTGTACCATCAGAAGTGCCTGAAGTTTGTGTACATAAAACCTGAACCGCTGTGGCGTTTACCATAACGTCTGAATTAACCGTAATTGCTCCGTTTAAATCTATTGCTGTTAATGTTCTCATGGTCTTAAGATGCTAAAGTGGTTAATGCAGTTGATATATTTGTAACTTTTCTGAACCCGCTTTTGTCAGCTTCTCTAATTAAGAAAGCTAATCTTTTACGTGCTTTTAATGTCATTTCATCTTCTACAAATTGCGTACCTGAATAACCTTTTGATAATTCAACTCCCGCTTTTTCGTAAATTCTGCCAAATCTTCTATCACAAACGATAATTGAATTTGCTGGTGCAATATTAGCCTCAATAACAGTCATGCCATCAATGTTACGCCCATCAGCAGAAACAAAAGGAGGTAAAATATAATTATTTTCACCATCTTTTTTTAATTTCATTTGATTAATAACTGATTTTCTTGCAATAATCGTGTCAGGCATATATTTTGCACCGCCAGTAGTTGTGATGTCCTCAGCCATTTTAATAACTAAGTCATAGATATTAGCATCGGCTATTCCACTTGCAACAGGTGTATAGGCTGGTGCAGAAGCGTATAAGCCTACCAATGTATTTGAAGCACCAGTACCATTACATATCTGAGCGTCAACTACCAATTGAACGTTTGTGTCTAAAAACAACTCTAATTCAGAAGCAAACATTTCTTCATCTTCAAAGAATTCTTCAGTTACAGGCAAAGTATCGCCAATCTTTTCAATTACAACTGATCCTCTTTTAAATTTAGCTGTTGACTCTGGGAAAGCAACGCCCTCAGCAACCGAAGCAGCCGCTCTTGCAATTGTATCCTCATCCCAATCATAATAACGAATAGTACCGTTGTGGTTTGAACTTGATACTCTTACTTTTGGGAAAATGTCATATAGAGCTAATTTTCTTGTGGCTAATTGACCGACATCAGTTAAATCAACCGCTTGTTGACTATTAGCAACTGAGGCTCTATTTGTCAATGCTTTTACAACAACTTCCTGAGACCCGCCTTTTGCAATTTGCTTAATAACTTCCTTGTTTGATTTCATCTCATCGGAAAGTTTCACATCTTTACCGCCTTTGTTTTCCATGCTGTCTTTGATTTCATTAATCAAATCTCCCAATGCCTTAACTTGGTCATCGGTTGCCATTCCTTTTAGTTTCGCTTCTAAGGCTTCATTTGTAATAAATGATTTTTGAGCCTCTTCAATCGTGCCTAAATAATCCCTTTGGATTTCTACTTGCTTTTCAGCTTCGAGTTCGTTAAACGAGGCTTCTGTATAGCCTTTTGATGTAACGAACTTTAAAAAATTTTTGTTCATTTTGTTGTTAAATTAAAAAATTAATACTCGTTTTGCTTTTTGAGTAGCTTGCGCTGGCTCTATTGTTTTTGAAGTGTCATCATTAACGGCTTCGTTTTTTTCTTCTACTAATAAAGTCGGTGTTACTTGGTTTGAACCAACAACAACTGCTGAACCCTCTATTGCTTTTGCTTCTGTAACTGCAAAAAAATAGCCTTGTTCCTCCGCTTTTTCTTTGTTTGCTATTTGGTCAATATATTTGTCCCATACTGCTTTTTCTTCTGCATAATATTTTTCATTGCTATCTATAGCCATTTCAAGTTTTACATATCTCATGCCAACTGAATGATTTTTAACAAACCCTTTTTGATATTGTTCAAACATAAAAGGGTTTCGTTCTTTTGTTATTTCAGTTTCAAAAATTAACGCTTCAAGTTCTTTGCCATTATAATCATAAGGCTCGGTATAGGCTGTGATTTTATCAGAAATAATTTTATCAAACTTCATTTGATGTTCTTGCAATAAGAAAAGGTTTTTATTTTCTTTTATGGTTTTTTTCCACAACCCTTTTATATGAACATCGTTATGGCTGTCTAAAATATTTGTTGTATTAATAACAACTTTTAATTTTAACTTTGTCGGATCTGCTTTTGCTTCTCCAGTTTCTTTATTGACAACATCAATTTGTTGTGTTGTTGCTTCTAAAACAACGGCATCAGCAAATTTTAAAGTAGCTTTTTTTTCAGCTATTAAAATATGTTTATTGTCTTTAAGTTTTTTAAAATCAATCATTTTTCTACTATTTTATTATTCAACAATATTGACTTTTTGCGCTCCAAATCTTTACGCATTTTTATTGGCAAATCTGACTTTAACATCAAATCTATTTTTTTAATTTCCGCTTCCATTTAAAACCTCATTTAATTTTTGGTTAATATCAACTCCCAACTCTTGAGCCATTTTTAAACTTTCAAGGTTTAATTTTAAATACTCCGCATTTTCTTTTCTTAACACACCCATAAATGGTAAATGGTTGAAGTCTGCTCTTACCTCTTCATTTTTACCCAAATCAAACTCCAACACATCTGTTAATTTTTGTAACTTTGGTTGAATAGCCATTGTAATAAGTTGTACAAACGCTTTTTGCTTTGCATCGCCTTGTGATGACAATCCTTTTCCTCTATCTGCAACCAACTCAATAGGCACGTTAAAATAAACTGCCAAAAATACTAAATCATTGCTTATTGCCTCATCAATACCCAATGATTTAAAATTATCAACCATTCGTTTTAATTCAAGGTCTGATTTTCCTGAGACATGCAAACTTCTACTTGACAATAATTTCTTTTCAATATCCTCTCGCTCCGTTGGTGAAAGTCCATTAACTTGCAATTGCATATCGTCTTTTCCTGCTTTCTGAAATAATAAGAACTTTTGTAAAAAATGTAAATTTATATTTTTGCTGTCAAGTCCGCTTTCGCTATTGCCTACAATTTTACGAACCGCCTCGAGTGATTTCTCATTCTTATACCAATATTCAGTTGGTGGCTCATTGTGGATTATAATTACATCTTTTAACTTAATCTCTTGCTTTTTATCACCATAATAAATAATATGATTTTCTTTTGGCAAATTTTCGCTAAAAATTAATTTCTTTTCAAAGTCATCAAAATACTTTTTTGTTTTTTGGTCGAACTCTTTATAATCTAAAAAGTAATGAGCGTTAAAACTTCCTAATGGGTTTTTATATAAATATACTGTGTCTAAACTAATACGATAAAGGTAATCCTCAATAAAATCAGTCCAACTTTGAAAAGCATTCGGCTTGCTTTGATAAGTATAAAGATAATTTTTTTCTTTTAACTTATTATTTTCGTATAGATTAATATTGGCTAATTTTCCAGTATCGGCTATAATTTTAATAACAGTTTTTAAAGCATATTGATTAATGCTATAATCACCATATTCAGCCTTGCTGTTTTTCATTTCATAAAACCAATTGCCATTCCTATCACGAGTGACTGATAAAGGTTTATTAAAATTGCGAACCCATGAGAGTAAACCCATTTAATGTATAAATTTAGGCAAATATACAAATTTTTTTAATATGCAAACAATTTAACATAAAATTATTAAATAAAAAAACCCACCTATAAAAAGTGGGTTTAGTGTTTAACTCAAAAAATATTATGAAAAATCTTTGCAAATATAATAAATTATTTTTAACTATACTTAATTAATCCAGCTTTGTATAAATATAGTGCTATATTTCTGCTACAATCAATCGTGTGATTATGGCTGTCAATGTATTTACCATCGATAAACCCCTCTCGGTCACTTGCATTGGTGTAATTGTTAACCTCAAAATCGATATTCTCCCCAATATAAAAAACGTTTATTGATTTAAGTATCTCAATGCCTAAATGTATGCTATTCGGTGCTTTTAATGCTGGCACGACATTATAGCCATTGTCTAATAATTTTGCAATCTTAAAATTATTTGATGAGTAGTTATTTTTTGCCCCTCCATTATCGCAAATTGTAAACATATGCTTTGGGTGGTTAATTAAATTTGCTATGTATAATAAAATTGATCCATCGTCTTTTTTATAATTGACGTTGTTATCAAGTTCCGCTAAAACATCATTTTCAGATTTATATAAAATTTCTCTTAAATAAAGGTTTTGCGTGCCATCGTCTAAAACTTCATACTTCCAATTAACGACTGCCATCGGGTCTGAAGTTCCGAAGTCAATACTTGAGTTTTCTTTGCTTTGCACTTGTAAATAAGTAGATAGGTCTATTTCTTTCCAGTCTTTAAACACTTGACCCTCGACTTCTTTAACCCATTCGCCCAATACTACATGATTATATTTCTTTTTATTTTTTTCTTTAAGTTTGCTGTAATAAGCTAAAATATTTATAGGCACTAAACTTGTAGGTAAATCTAAATAAGACGTGTGTATAAACATCACGTTGTCAACTATTGTGTTTTCTCCGCCTCTTAAGCCTTTTTCTTTATAGAACTGCTTAAATATCCAATGCTGAACGCTCGAGGGGTTTAAAGATAAAATAGTAATATTTCTTTTACTTAAACTTCTTATTGATAAAAAAACCTTTTCAAAAGTTTCATAGTCTGGCATTTCGTCAGCTTCATCAACCACAAAGGCGTTAAACTGCTCTAAAGATTTAAGATTTGCGGTTTGTTGGTATGACCCTGTTTTTATACCTTTAAAAGCTATTCGCTCCTTACCTCGTTCAATGTGTGTAATGGTGTTGTTAACATACCTTTCAAAACCTAATAACTTAATTTTATCATCAACATTTGGTTTAATACTATCTACAATTGAAACGTTTGTGTATCTTGTGAATAGTACAGAATAATCATAGTTAACGAGTGCAATTGTTGACCACAAACCAATATTATAAGACTTTGCCGAATACCGCCCACCAGTAATAATAACCGTATCAACTTGAGGGTGTTTGCCCTCTAATAGCTGAAATAATGGTAAATACTTTGGATGTATAATAACATTACTCATTTTTTGGTGCTTCAAAAATAATTTTTGGTGGTTGGTTTATTGTTTGTCCATCTGTGGTGTGGTCTGTGAAGTTCTGACTTAATTTCTTATGTTCCTCAGGACTTGCTATTAATTTCATCAATCCCATTTGCAGGGTTGCGTTATCACTATCATACCATTTTTTACGCATTGAAGTTTTAAGGCTAATCTTATTTGTTTCAATCAATCCCTTTAGCTCGTTACTTTCGTCACTATCAATTGGAAACCATTCGTAAAAAGTTTTCTTTGCAATAGGTAAAAAAGCAACAACCTCTTCAACAAAGATTAATTTTTTTGAGGTGATTTGCTCCTTTGCTTGTTCAAAAATGCGCTGTCTGTTGTATGCCATTGTTATAATCTTTAATAAGATTTTAGAGCGTGGAGATGGTTGTAAACCTCATCTTTAAGCTGGAATGCTTAACGTTTTTTATTTAAACTACCCACGCATATATTTTTTTACAAAATTAATCTTTTTCTTTTCGTTCTTGCAAAGATATTTTTTTTCCTTTATACATTCCTGCTCCCATTTCATCTATTTTGCTAAATGGTAATATTGGAACGGTTATTTTGCAAGTTTTGTCTATTAGATAAATATATTGTAATTGAAACCCTTTTTGAACCTCTGCGTTTAATTTTCTTGCATTCGTATGTGGCGTATCTGTTTGACTTAATCCTTTATTTTTAAATTCAGACAACATATATTTATTTTAAAAATTCAATATATTAACTACTTTTCCGTTAGGTAAAACCCAATTATTTTTGTTAGTCTTTAATCCTGTTAAACTAAAACCACTAGCCCTATAAATAGTTCCATCACCACACTCACAAGCGTTTGAGAAACTTAACAACCATTTTATTTGTGGTGCATTTTTCTTAATCAATTTAATACTAATTGCGATACATCTACTTTCAGAATATTTAGGTAAATAATCATCAAAAGCCATTCTGTTAAGTTCTAACATTTCGTTCCATCCTGTATTTTCTACTAACCCTATAACTGCATTTTTATTTAAAGGACTTCCGTAACTTAAAACCCCGTGCAATTTATCATCAAGAAAACACCCAAAATGTAAAGAACTTGTATTACATACCTTTTCGCTATAATGATGTTTTTTTACAAACTCATTAGCAATTTTACTCGGTATTACTTTAACGATTATTTCCTTTGCTCTCCCCATTGCATAATGATTAAATATAATGCGTTGCCGTTACTATTTTCATTTCCTAAAGTTTCACAATATTTATACTCTTCCGTTGCTTTAATATCTGCTATTGCGTTTTTTATTTGTTCGGCTTGTTCGTCAGCTAATGTAAAAGTCATTTGTTGAAATGGTGCTTTATCTCCATCGGCTAAACTAAAATCTTCGCCAAAATCTTCTGCATTTGCATCAAAACCAACTAAATCCAACCCCCACGCTTCAAGCTGCTCACTATCCCACTCATTCGCTAAAACTTCCCAATCCCACTCGCCACCGCTTGTATTGTCTTTAATTAAAAATTCACGCTGTTGTGCTTCGGTTAAATTGTCCGCTATAATGATAGGCACTTCTTTAAGTCCTGCTTCTTTACATGCTTTTAATCGCATATTGCCTCCCAATACAACCATATCGCTATTAACTACAATTGGTCTAATCTCTAACATCTCGGGCAAATCTTTTATTGACTGCACCAACTTTTTAAATTTATCGTCTTTAATTAAACGAGGGTTGTTCGGGTTTAGTTTAACCTCTGAAATTTTTACGTTTTGTATTTTCATTTGTTAAAAATTTTATCTAAAAATATTAATTCCTCTTTTGAAACGTTGTTAATTGGAGCGTCAATTTTTACCTCTTGGTTTACAAAAAATCCCGTTTCCGTTACCCATGTAGTCTTTACAAAGATTTTACCCTTTTGCCATTGTTGGCTCATAAAATCCCCATGATAATGATTTTTAAAATCCTCGAAGTCTAAAGCGATTAATTGCGACGTTGTGATGTGTGTGGTCATTGTTTCTGTTTTTTATTAAATAAACGTCTTATAAAATATCCTCGAATAAACGATACAATAAAAAAAACAAAAGTAATAAATATATTTTGATTAATTGTAACTTTTATTCCTAAAATTGGATAAATCCATAATTGAATTAAAAAAGACGTTAACAAACCAACTACGACATTAGTAACGCTTTCGAGTGCTGAGTGTTTTTTACTTTGCATTATTTCAATATCTTGTTAACTATTCCATTTAAACTTTGAGGGTCTTTTTTATACGCTTTGTAAATATACACTATTGCTGGCATATCTTGAACTTCAACTTTTGACATCTCATTTATAAAGTTATCCATTGCGTTGTAAATTGTCATCATTTCGCTGTTTGCCTTTTCGTCTGCGAGGTCGAAATGACTTTCAGAAAATCGTATCAAATCAGGTTTTAAATTTTTAACCTTGTTTTTTAGTGCGAAAGGTAGCACGAATTTAGTCTGTAATTCGTGCAACTCATTTGCTAATATTTGGCTTAAAAAAATTGATTTTATCATTTTAGAAAAGTGTTAAAGTTGATTCCATTTCATCAATACAATCTTTGTGGTTTTTTGCGTTTAGAGCAAAGTAACTTTCTTTTAATTCAATACTTATAGATTTTCTATTCATTTTTAAAGATTGAAAACCCTCGCTACCAATCCCACCAAATGGACTAAATACAGTTTCTCCCTCGTTTGAGTATAAGTGTATAATACGCTCAATAGTATCTAATTGTAAAGGGCATATGTGTTTTTCATCATTGCCATCACGCCCTTTTAAAATACTACTTTCATCTAAAACAACTCCAGCGTATTGGTTTATGTTTTCAATGTTTTTTAATTGGTCATAATTAGTAATATCAAAACTATCTAAAGATATATTAAATTTTTCTGCTTCGTCTTTTGTCTGATCTACAACTGCCAAAGGTGCAAGTATTAATACTTTCTTTTTAGTGTGTTTATAAACTGCCTCGCTCCATGATAATTGCATTAAGGTTTTACCTAAACCACAATCAAAAAATAAAGCAAATCTGCCTTTTTTTAACGCTGTTGTTACAGCATATTTTTGAAAGTCAAAAAGATTATCATTAAGCGTATTTTTTTTAACATCAAAACCGCTTTCTAAAAATGTTTTTTTCTTTGTTTCTAAAAATTTTTCGTATTCTGTTTTCATTTTAAAGGTTGTTTTCATTTATAAATTGTCTCACTACTCCGATATT